GAATGCAGGCCCGCCAAAATGGCCTACAAGGGGATATCCACAGGGGCCGAATAGTAACGTAAGCAATTAAGAGGGAAGGGCACCATGGGCCCATGCGCACGCGACAAATAGGGGACGGGGTAAAGCGGATTTTTAGAATTGTGCCCAAAACGGACACGCCAAAAAAGTACCCTCAAAAAACCAGTATAGTGAGACAACACAACGGAGGATCTCACCATGCGCATCACCACCAAGCAGGCCACGGCCATCATCAAGCAGGTAGCAGACGAGCACAATATCCAAGACGCATTCGACCTATTCGACGCGAGCTACATCGAGCACCTTGTAACCCGCATCAATCAGCGACCAATGCCGGCCGGCTATACCCGCGACGAAATATTCGCAATGTGGGTCTGCGACGACCTCGGCGTGCTCGATTGTTGGGATTCGACACAGCGTCGCCAACAGCAGATGGACGCGCGCTGATTCAGCATCACTGACGAGGCCTCAATGGCCGAAACCCCGGCGACGGGGTCTGATGCAACAACACGGAGCAAAACACCATGCACAAAAAACCCAAAACCCTGCTGTCGATCGACACGAATGCCAAGACCGTTAAGGGCCAGACCCTCGGGTTTCTGACCGGCATTCTGTACTTAGCGCCGGCCGACCTATCCGGCCACAACGTATGCGCGACGGCCGAATTGGCCGGCTGCAAGGCAGCGTGCCTGTTCACGTCCGGGCGCGGCGCCATGTCATCAGTGCAGGCAGCGCGCCTTAATCGCACGCATTTTTTCTTCGAGGACCGCGCGGGCTTTATGTCGCTGCTGGTCGAAGACATCGAGCGCCTGATTCGTCGCGCTGCGCGTCTCAATATGACGCCACTGGTGCGCTTAAACGGCACGTCAGACATTCGCTGGGAGACGATCCGCTTCGACCATACGTTCGCGAATGGCAAGGCGCGTGGCGTGACACTGTTCGAGCTATTCCCCGAGGTGCAGTTTTACGATTACACGAAGCTCAACAATCGGCGCGACGTACCGGCGAATTATGACCTCACGTTTTCATACTCCGGCGTCGCAGCGTTTCGCGAGTATGCGCAGCGGGCCATTGATAACGGCATGCGCGTGGCCGTCGTTTTCCGCACGCGTGAATCGATCCCCGAGACGTTTCAGGGCATGCGCTGCATTGGCGGAGACGATTCCGACGTGCGCCACCTCGAGCCCAAGGGTGTCGTCGTCGCGCTCTACGCCAAGGGCCAAGCGAAACGCGACGGCAGCGGATTCGTGATCGACACGGCGCAGCGCGTGATCCCGATCAAGCTCGCGGCATAATTGAGCACTGCTGATGAGGCCTCAATGGCCGAAACCCCGGCGACGGGGTCCAGTGCAACAACACAGGAGCAAAACACCATGGCACAGAAAATTATATGGCCGGAGTCTAAGGGCCAATCGTCAGAGAGCGAGGCAAACGATTGCACCGTGAGGGCCCTCGCCAATGCAGCCGGCTGGGCATACTCGGAGGCACACGCGCTGCTGTCGAAACACGGCCGTCGATTCAAAAAAGGCGCGCCGTTTTCGGTCTACCATAGGGCCTACCTCGAGGCAGGCATGTGCCTGCTGGGATTGTACGGCTGCACGAGACGGGCACGAGGCGCGGCCGGCGTCGCGGCACAGACCCCGGGCCCGGGCATGACCCTCGAGACGGCCCTGCGCCGCATGCAGGCCGGCCGGTACGTCGTGCTGATCACGGGCCACGCGCTCGCGGTCGTCGACGGTAAAATCGTGGACCGTGGAGGCACGCGCGCCGGGTCTCGGGTCTTCGCGATATATAAAGCACCCTCAAAAAACCAGTAAGATACCAACAACACGGAGCGCACCATGGACTATAAAACGATCGCATTCGCAGTGACAAACGGCAATTATTCGCACGACAGCATCGCGCTGGCCATCCGGGCCCTCGAGATCCTCGACTGCCCGGCCGAGACGATCCAAGAGATTGACGACATGCTGTACCGGCTGCGGCCGGCCAGCACTGCTGATGAGGCCTGAGTGGCCGAAACCCCGGAGACGGGGTCCAGTGCAAAACAACACGGAGAAACCGCCATGGGTCAGGCAATGTACAGCGAAAGCGCTTACGCCGACGCTATTAAGCGCAACATCATGCGCAACGCGTTCACCACCTTTAAGCGCACTTTTGAGCGCGCCGAAGAGGTGGCAAACTTTTTGGAATCCTACCTGCCGGAGCGCGGCCACGAGCCGTCGAAATTTTTAGAGTCGATGGCCTGCGCCCTGCTGCGCGACTATGGCAAGCTGACCCCAAAGCAGTACGAGGCGGTCTGCCGATCCATCGACACGCAGGCAGAGCGAAAAGCAGCGCGCGTAGCAGCGATCGAAGAGCAACGCGCACGCTCGCAGCACCTTGGCGTCCCGGCCGAGCGCCGCGAGTTTACGCTCCACGTCGATAAGATCATCGAGGTGGCCGTCAAACAGTTTTCATACTACAGCCCCAGCACCGCGCTGCTATACCTGATGCGCGACGCCGACGGCAACCGAGTGGTGTATAAAACCACTGGCAACATGCTGCTCGACGATCGTTTCCCCGCCGAGGGCGACACCATCACCCTCAAGGCCACGATCAAGTGCCACGAGGAATACAAGGGCGAAAAGCAGACGATTATACAGCGCGCCAAGCTGCTGTCGTTTGCCTGAGAGTGCAGCGGCCAGGGTTCGCCCTGGCCAGTACACTTTCAACAACACGGAGAAAACACCATGCAATCAAGACCCCTATACACCATCGCGGCAGAGATACGGCGCTCGTGGCCTAAGGTTTACTTCGGCGCCGCGCCGTACCTCGAGGCCATGGGCTCGCTCAATAGCATCGAGGACCGCTACGTGCTCGACGACGCGCGCTCGATCGTGCGGTATTTCTTGGCGAATGCCTCGACGTACCGCGGCGAGCAGGCCAAGGCAATTAAGGCAGAATTAAAGGCAATGCTGTAAACCACAACACAACAGGAGCACACACCATGTGGACGTTAGTAGATAGCCAAAACAATCCAGTGAAACCCGGCGCGACGGTTACGTCATTTCGCGGCGAATCCGCAACGTTAAAAGGAGGGCAGCCACCACACCATGCTGGATCGACCGGACGTGTGTGGACAACGGCGGGTGAATATTTTCCCTCTGTTTACAATTTGAAATGGATCAGCACTGCTGATGAGGCCTAAGTGGCCGAAACCCCGGCGACGGGGTCCAGTGCAACAACACGGAGAAAATCACCATGTACACAATTCACCCCTACCGCAAAACGAGCGACGGAAAACTCGAGCGCTGCGACCATTGCCTGTCAGACTTTTTTAGAATCTGCCGCGTCGAAAAAGACGGCACCGAGACGGCACTGATTGACTATGATTTCGATGATTCGGTCGAAATGGTCGCGCAGTGGGCCAATGCCTCGCGGGAGCTAGCGCGCCTGCAAAAAGCACCCTCGAAAAACCAGTAAGACACCACAACACGGAGAACGACACCATGCAATATCTAATCATCAGCACCAAGGGGCCCGAGGGCTGGGCCCGGTCCAAGATCACCCCGACAAACAGCCCGCTGCTGAACGCATTCGAGCGCGACTGGCTGCAGTGGATGCGCCAACACGGCGAAGACGTGGTGACCGTCGGCGATACAATCGTCCAATTGAAGACACTCGAGGGGAGCGTAGCATGATGACACCATACAGAGCGGTAGCCCTCGCGGAGGGCTTCGAGGAGGGCAGCGAGGAGGAGATCATCGCGGCCTGGCAGCACCTGATCGACACCGGGCTCGCGTGGTCCCTGCAGGGCTCATTCGGCCGGCAGGCCCGGGCCCTGATCGAGGAGGGGATCTGCCATGGGTGAGTCGCTGCTATTAATTGGTCTGACCCTCATTGTGCTGATCATGCGGCCGTGGGACCTAGACTAAAAAGCACCCTCAAAAAACCAGTAAGATACCAACAACACGGAGCACGCCATGCAATCAATCAACGACATTTTCGACTCGTACTTTGCCGATCAGGCCAAGCTGGCCCGGGAGTGGCACGCTCGCGCCGAGGCCCGTAAGCAGGCACGCGCCGAGCACGACGCCGGCCTGCACACGTGCGGCTACCCGCCGCCGGCCAAAACCGACGGCTGGTACAGCGTCGAGCAGTACGCAAAAGACAGCGCCGCCGGCCTGTCGACCGAATAATTACAACAGGAGCACACCATGACAACAGACTTTTACACACGCGCGCTCGGGCTGTCGCTCGAGGAGATGCAGGCCCAGTTTAACTATCGCGTCGAGCAGGGCGAGGACCCGCTGATGATCGCGGCGTCGATCCTATCCGACGCGCAGGAGCTTATCGACGTGCGGGACAAGACCCGCACCAAACAGGCGATCAACAGAGCAAAGTGGGTACTATTTGAACTTCAAGACAGTAAACGTGAGACGGAGGCATGACCATGACACAGAAAGTAAAACCAATCAGCATCTCGGTAATCGCCGAGATCAACCTGACCGCCGACGACTGGTCGCTGTACGGAGAGCCGGGTCGCGAAGAGATCGCGGCCAAGATGAACCGCGAGGTCGAGCGCCTGCTGGCCGAGGGCAAGATTGGCGGCCTCTACAAGGCCCTCAGCATCGGCCGGAAGTGGGGCGCCACGGACAGCGAGGGATACCACGCCCTGGCCTACATCGTCGAGTCCCTGGGCTTTGAATACGACAAGGTGATCTGACATGAGCAGAAACAGAATCAAGGCCCTCGAGCAGACGCTCGAGATGCTTTACCACGGGCAGCGGGTTCTCGAGTCCCTGCCCGGCGAGTTATCCCCCGAGCAATCCGCACAGTGGGATAAACTCGAGGAGCGCATCAACGAGATGAAGCACAGGATCGACATGGCTTACTACGAGGAGACAACACCATGAAAATTATGATCAAGCTTAAGTACAACGAGGACATCGACCCGCAGGACGACGAGGGCCGGTCGATCGTGGAGTACTATTTCCCGCCGCACGTGCTCGAGTCCCTGGCCATAATGCTAGGCGCCGATCGCATAGAGATGGAGGTCGAGCCAGAATGACCGCAATCGCCACAAAATTCGTCTCAGCGGGGCTCGGACAGCCCGGCCGTATCGTTGCCTATAACCCAGTCACCGGAGCCTCTGTAAGCCTGCCGTATGAGGCCAACGCGGAGCTCTTCTCATCGTGCGCAGCGGCGGCCAACAAGTACGCCAAAAACCACGGCCTGCAGGGTAAGTATGTGAGCGCTCACTTAACTAACCCGAGCGGCTACCTGTTTACCAAGATCGACGGCGCGACAGACGTGGTAAGCTTCGGATAAAACCACCCTGAAAAAACCATTAGATTACCAACCATAAAAAAGGAGCATCACCATGAAAACATCACGCGAGCTAGCACAAGAGATCGAGCAGTCGACGGGGTTCGTAACCGTCACGTTTCGCAAGAAGGACGGCACCGTCCGCAAGATGAACGCGCGGGTCGGCGTCACGAAGCACTTAAAGGGCGGCGTCTCGCTGCTGGACCCAAACCAGTACGTCACGGTCTGGGACGTGCAGAAAGAGGGCTACCGCGCAATCAACCGCGACACCATCATCGAAGTGAAGGGGGTCTAACGTGGATAACGTAGAGATTTTATACGACCCCGTCGATGGCTTCTTGGTGGAGTACGGCACAAGCTCGGAGCACTTCACCATCGAGGACTTCGGCACCACGTCAGCGGCACGACGCGCGGCTAGTGAATACGCCGAGGATCTAGCCAGGCGCTACAATGCGCAAATAGTGAGCGAGGAGTAAGCCATGAACGAAAAAGTCGAGCTTGTGATTTACACGGCCGTCATTGTGATCGTCGGGTGCCTCGGCACCATCTCCGTGATTAGGCTATTCCAATGATGCAGGCACTCGGAGGTTTTTTAATGCTGGTGGGGTTCCTGGCGCAGGACCAGGGCACATCGTGGGAGGGCATAAAGATGATATTTCTAGGCGCGATTTTATTCGCGGGAGGGATCTGGTTTGCGAGGAGATAAGACGGCGCTGTCAGACTTTATCCGGGGCCTGTATCGCTACCCTGTCCTGTCCAAGGAGGAAGAGGCGCGCCTCTCCAAGATGGTGCAGGCCGGGGACAGGGCCGCGCTCGATAAACTTGTACGGCACAACCTTAGGTTTGTGGTGTCGGTCGTGAAAGAGATGCCATCGTGGCACCATGGGGGCGTGCCGTTCGAGGACCTGCTGGCCATGGGAAACGAGGCGCTGCTGCAGGCGGCCAGGCGATGGGTGCCGCGTAACGGCGCGCGTTTCGCGTCATACGCGCGGCCGTTCATCGTCAAGGGGGTCAGGAGGGCCCTTGACAATGAGGGGCTGATGATCAGGATCCCGGTGAACATGGCCGAGGAGATCCGGCGCATGAAGTACACGGAGCGCGTGCTCACCCAGGATTTAAAGCGAGAGCCGAGCGCCCAGGAGGTGGCGGACAGGATGAAGATACACGCCGGCAGGGTGTCGGAGCTTAGGGAGGTGATGTCCCGGGAGCCGTCGTCCCTAGAGGCGTACAACCAGGAAAAATTTAAAGAGGAGAGCGAGGAATGAAGGCCATCCAAAAGGAGATACACGACGACATGGGAAATTTAAAGGTTATCGAGGTCACCGACGCCGAGACCGGCGGGCACGTGGCAGATTTTTTGTGGGACCGCCGGGACGAGCAGACCCCGGAGAACAGGACCAAATTTAGGGAGTGGGTGCAGATGTGGATCGATCAACGACTTGAAAGGAAGAACCGTGCAGACTAGACAGGAGCTGATACTCGACTTTATGAAAATCCTGGCGGGCAGCCAGGTGTACAAGGAGCTGCATGACGAGCTCGATGAGAGCCTCGCCGCCAGGAAGATTTATCTCGTAGCGGCAAAACTTGCCGACACTTTTCTTGAATTCCAGGGCTAAACCCCAACTTGTACGGACAATTGTCAAGGGTGGCAAGGGTGGCAAGGGTCTAAGTGAGGTCAGTACCAGATATTATTTTTTATTTTTTATTTTTAAAAAAATAAATAGAATAGACCCTTGCCACCCTTGCCACCCTTGACACTTGGAAGAAAAAACTCAATGAAATCAATGACTTACGTGTTTCGTCTTTATACCGATTTCTTTATACTTGACCCTTGACAGACCCTTGACACCCTTGACAACGTGACAAACTACTTTAACTTCACTTGCTAACTATATGACAACAAAGCCAAATTCTATTCCGGTGTGTTTTGAGGACATACCAATGACCCTAAAGATGATCCCGCGGTGGGTCATGTGGCGCTTCGTCGAGGTGGGCGACGAGGAGAACCGCCGCTGGTCCAAGCTGCCACTACAGACAAACGGACAGTCCGCCTCGTCCACCAACCCCAAGACCTGGACGGACTTCCTGACCGCCCAGAATGCCTACCAGAGCGGCCGATTCGACGGCGTCGGGTTCGTATTCGACGGAAGCGACGACCTGGTGGGTATCGACCTGGACGACTGCATGGACCCGGCCACGGGGCTATTTACCAACCCGGCGCTCGAGTCCATATTCACATCCACCGAGGGCTACAAGGAGATCAGCCCGTCCGGGACGGGCGTGAAGATATTCACGCGCACCGACCTGCAGTCGGCCCACGTAGACCACGACAAGGGGCTGGAGGTCTACCCACGCGGCCGATACTTTACGGTAACGGGCCGCGTTCTGTCCGGCGCCATACCCGACCATAAAATTGATCTGTCCCCATTTATCCCCGAGCGCACCATCCGCAAGTCGGGGGACGACTTCGCGGACTACAGCCCGCCGGTGGAGGGCTACGACCTCGCCAGGGTGGAGGGCGAGATTCTCACGCAGATAGACCCGGACTGCGGGTACACGGACTGGCTGCGCGTGGGCATGGCCCTGCACCACCAGTTTAAGGGCGACGTGGAGGCGCTCGAGCTCTGGGACAGGTGGTCGTACCAGGACGGGAACTGCGCGGCGTACACGGCCAATGCGTGCGACCGTAAGTGGCAGACGTTCTCGGGCGGCGGGGCGACGCTGCGCACGCTGATCTACCAGGTCAACCTGACAAAAAAGCAAGAGGCGCTGGAGCGTGGCGAGATCATTCTCGACCCGGCGCCGATGACCCACGCGCGGCAGTTTCTTGACTCGCTGTTCACCAGCGAGGAGGGCGTGCAGCTGGTGCACTACGCCGAGGACTGGTACCAGCACAAGGGCACGCACTACGAGATGATGGAGGAGGCCACGATCAGGGCGGCTCTGTATAAATTCTTGGACATGTGCAAGAAGACGGACCGCAGGGGTAACCTGATCCCGTTCGCGCCGACGCCGGCGTCTGTCTCGGCCGCGCTCGACGCGACCAAGGCGCTCGTGCACCTGGAGAATCACCCGAACACCAAGCCGCCGGTGTGGCTGTCGGGGTACGCGCAGAATAAGCCCGAGGCCTCCAAGCTTATCAGCGTGGCCAACGGGCTGTTTCACCTCGAGGAGTCGGTGCTGCTGCCGCACACGCTGGGGTTTTTCACGCAGAACAGCCTACCGTTCTCGTACGACCAGAACGCGCTGTGCCCGGTGTGGGAGGAGTTTTTGCAGCAGCTCTGGGGCCACGATCAGCAGTCGATCGACTGCCTGCAGGAGATGTTCGGGTACATACTGTCCGGGGACACACGGCAGCAAAAGTTTTTTAATATCATAGGCCCGCGCCGATCAGGCAAGGGGACGATCAACAAGGTGCTGGTGGCGCTGCTGGGGCAGCACAACACCGTCGCGCCGGAACTGGGAGAGCTCTGTGACACGTTCGGACTACAACCGTGGCTTAATAAATTACTTGCGTCGTTTACGGACGCGAGGGCTCCTGAGCGAAATCGCAATGCTGTTGTTTCTCAGCTACTGCGTATTGTTGGCGGGGATACTGTTACTGTAAACCGCAAAAACAAGGAGGCGTGGAATGGGTACCTACCGACCAGGATCGTGATCTACTCCAACGAGGTGCTGCAGCTCACGGAGAACTCGAACGCGCTCACCGGCCGCATGGTGGTGTTGCGGATGACCAAATCGTTTTACGGAAAGGAGGACACGGATCTTGCCGATAAACTTATGGCCGAGCTCTCGGGGATCTTTAACTGGTCAATGGTGGGCCTGCACAGGCGCCTCGCGCGCGGCGGTAGGTTCCTGCAGCCGGAGAGCGCGCTGGAGCTGCTGCACGTCATGGAGGAGCTATCCAACCCGATCGGGGCGTTTTTTGAGGACGTGCTGGTGCTCGACCCCGAGGGTGAGGTGGACAAGGACGACCTGTTCACCGTGTTTAAGAAGTGGTCGCACGCCAAGAACATAAACTACGGCACCGACCTGACGTTCAAGCGCCGGTTCCTGGCCGCCACGCAGGACAAGCCGATCACCGCGGCGCAGTCCAGGGCAGATGGAAGGCGCACAAATGTGTACAGAGGCATTAAACTAACCGACAAGGCGCAGGCCTACGTCGACAGCTTGGGTGAATTTAAAGAGGAGATATTCTGATGAGACGCAAAGACTGGGAACCAAAGGTAGATGACTGGGTGTACAACACGCACACGAAAGACACCGGGTGCGTACGTAGCGTGCAAAACGGCAGGGTAAAGATGGTGGTGCCCCGCCCAGAGTGGCCATTTCCAACGTGGCTGGTGTGCGACATCGACGTGCTGATCCCGGCCAAGATGCCAAAGCCGCCAAAAACCGACGCTATGAAAGAAGTGGGAGAGGCGCTGCTATGAAAGAAATAAAACTGTTAGTAGACTACGAAAGTCTGACGGAGCTTGTGTACGAAAATTTGAAAGAGGCGCGAAAGTGGCTCAAGAAAGATTTAAAGAATTACGAGCGCGTTCCTGTCTTTTCGCAAGACCAGGAAGAAGACGCGCGGGAGATTAAAAAGTACATAGAGGCGCTAACCATCTCAATGAAGTACTTCGGCAAATGAAAGGAAAAACCATGCACGCAGAAATCGAGCAAATCAAGAAGGCAATTAACGGGCTGTGGGCCAAGTCGCTGGCATTCGTGCTGGCCCTTGTGCTGGGCTTTCTGGCCGGCAAGCTGACCACGCAGTGGGACATCATGGACGACTGCAAGTACATCAACAGCTTTCGGATCAGCACCCAGGCATTCTCATGCCAGCGGAGGATGTGATGACAGACCGTGAACTAATGCAGATGGCGTTAAGAGCACTTAAAAATGCCTATTCGTTTATTCCAATGAAAATGATGGAAAAACACTTACAAGCGGAAACTGCCCTGCGTGACCGACTAGCGCAGCCTGAACCGGAGCCTGTGGCGATTGGTGAAGAATGGAAGCCATGTGTAAAGTTGCCAATTGTTGTTCATGTACGAGAACAGCGCAAAGGAGAAACCCACGTCAGCACACGGGAAGGTATTACGCCAGTCAGAGAAGATGATTTGATTATGCGTGGTGTGGCTGGAGAGGAATATCCAATCGGTCGTGAACTATTTAATCGCACTTACACATTTGACACCTTACCACCAAAGCGTGAATGGGTTGGGCTGACGGATGAGGAAATAGATACCGCTGTGAAGTCGTGCAACACGGTAGATACCTACAAGTATTTTCGTGCCATCGAAGCTAAATTAAAGGAGAAGAACACATGAAAATAATACTTGCATGTGGCGCCTTGATCGCGTTGCTGTGGATCGTGATCGACGGCAAGATAGAGAAGGCACACGCCGAGGGCTTTACGGTCGGCATGCGATACGCGCTTAACACCAACCCGCCGTCTAATGAGCTTGAGAGCGCCTGCCTGAGCCTGTGGGCCACGCAGCAGAACAAAAAACTTATGGAGAAAAACAAATGGAAATTATCAACTTCCTGGTAATCATCTCGGTCGTTGTTGTGCTAACCATTATGCGGGGGATGCATGAAGATAAAAGTCAGCGGCGTTCCGTACGAGGTTAATATGAACCACGAAATCGAGGCATACGAGGGCGAGCTCAGGGAGCTCAGGGCCAAGAACGATATCGTCAACCACCCGCCTCACTACAAGTCTGGCGGCGTGGAGACCATCGACTTTATCGAGGCCAAGCGACTGGGCTATCACCTGGGCAACGTGGTCAAGTACATATCCCGGGCCGGCATCAAGTCACACTGCCCGCTCGAGGATCTTAAAAAGGCGCGGTGGTACCTGGACCGCTACATAACCAAAATGGAGGAGCACAATGAGCGCGTTTGATAAAGTATTGGAGGACATCACCCCGCGGTGCGTGGACATGCACCAGCACTTCCCCACGCTGCGCCGGCTCGCAAGCGAGTGCCAGTCGTTTATTGAGATGGGCGTGCGCGGCGCCTGCTCCGTGTGGGCGCTGTCGGCCGGGCTGGCGGACTCCGAGGCGCCGGATAGGTGGATGATCTACATCGACATCGGGCCGTGTCAGAGCCACGCGCTCGAGAAGATGTGCGAGGAGCACGGCATCAAGCCGCTGTGGATCCAGGAAGACAGCCGCACCGTCTCAACCCCGCCGACCGACCTGTTGATGCTAGATACTTTGCACACGTATAATCAGCTCACTGACGAGTTAACCCGACACCATCAGTGGACCAACAAGTACATAGTCATGCACGACACGGAGGCGCCCTGGGGCATGCAGAACGAGGCAAACGACGGGTCACAAAAGCAGGGGCTGCGGCACGCGGTGCTCGATTTCTTGCTGGCGCACCACGACGAGTGGAGGGTCAAGGAACATCACGCCTATAGCCACGGTCTAACAATACTGGAGAGGATCAAACACCATGAGTGACGGCGGCAAGGGGTCGGCGCAGAGGTTCATAGAGGACTGGGCGAGGTTTGAGAAAAACTGGGATGAGATTTTTAGGCCGAAGATGAAGTCGCCGTGCGTGGAGTACTGCATGCTCGACTTTGAAAAACAGCGCTGCGATGGGTGTAAACGCACGCTCGAGGAAATAGAAAACTGGCGTGAAATGCCTGACGATAAAAAACTGGCACTTATAGAAGAGCTAAAAACAAGGGAGTAGGGATGGGCAAAAACTGGGGCTATTACCACGTCGACTGCGGGCACTTCCCCGCGGAAATAAAGCTGTGCTTCTCAAACGAAATGTTTCAGCGGGTGCTAAAAGATCATGGCATCACGTACAAGGCCACCGCGCTAGACGAGGGCATAGCCGAGACGCATTACGTCACGGACGGCAAGATGGGCGTCATCGTGATGGTGTTTGACCTAAAAGAATGTGTGGACGAGGACCCGGCGTACTTGGCCGGGGTCATCGCGCACGAGGCGACGCACTGCGTGTGCCGCGTGTTTGAACACATCGGAGAAGAACCCGACGAGATCGGGGAAGAATCAAGGGCGTACCTCACCGAGCATATCGTAAAACAATTAACAACCGGTATTCGGATGGAGATGGAAAAGGATGCTCGAAAAGAAAATAGAACAACATCTAAACAAAAGGGTAAAGGAGCTCGGGGGGCTGACGTACAAGTGGATCAGCACGGTGACGGGGGTGCCGGACAGAATAGTGATAATCAACAAACGCCTGCACCTGGTGGAGCTAAAAACAAAGACGGGAATGTTGTCCGCAAGACAAAAGATAGTGTTTCAGGAGCTTGAGCGCCATGGATATCCAGTCACAATCCTTAAATCAAAAGAAGAAATAGATGAATTTATTTCAAAAATATAAATATGGGATCACGCACAAAAAGTATTGGCAAACTAAGCGCGGACATATGTCTAGATTTATGGCAAAAGTGAGGGAAAGAGCTAAAGAAAAAAATCTTCCAAATGATTTAGACATAGATTTTTTGGAAAGCATAGCTACGGAAAAGTGTCCGGTGTTCGGAATAACTTTTGTGTGGGGCCAAACTGGAAACGGAAGGGACGATAAATGGGGCCCCTCTCTTGATAGAGTGATTCCTGAGTTGGGATATGTAAAAGGCAACGTGGTTTTTATTTCTGTTCTTGCAAATAATATAAAACAAAACGTAACGGAAAAAGAATTGTACGCGGTGGCCGACTGGCTGCACGACAAACGAAAGGAAGTATTAAATGCTCTCAAGGACAAACATACATAGCTACCAGGAGCGGGCAATACAGCTGTCAAAGACTACGCCGCACGTTGGCCTGTTCATGGAGCCGGGCCTGGGTAAAAGTGTTACAGCTCTGACTATTATCAGGGAGAGCTCGTCTGGGCCGACCCTAATAATTGCGCCTAAGCGAGTGGCCGAGTCGGTGTGGGCGCAGGAGTGCCAAAAGTGGGAGCACCTAAAAGACCTAAGCGTCGCCAAGATCATGGGCAAGCCAAAGGATCGGCTCATGGCGCTGTATGAAGACCACGACGTGTACATCATAAACGTGGACAACGTGCCGTGGCTCGTTGATAACTGGGTGGACGGGCGTTTTGACAACCTGATCGTGGACGAAAGCTCGAGGTTCAAAGACCCCAGCACAAAACGTTTTAAGGCCATTAAGACAAAGCTCAAAACATTTAAGCGCCGCCTGATACTGACCGGCACGCCCACGCCGCAGGGGCTCGGAGATCTATGGTCGCAGGTCGGCATACTTGACCTGGGAGAGCGCCTAGAAACGTCGCTGACAAAGTTTCGCGACAAGTACATGTTCGCGGCGGAAAGGAACCGGCACACCCACGTTGTGTACCGGTGGGACGTACGGCCCGGCATGGACAAAGTAATTAAAGAGAAGATCGGCGACATCTGTTTTAGCATGAAGGCGGACGATTACCTACAGCTTCCGCAGATGACCC